TATTGTCCATTATATTCTGTGCATGTAACAGGTGACCAGGAAAACATACGGCACAATTAAACTTAGACATGATACAGAGTTCTGGTTTAAACCTTTCCTCAGTCTGCCAAGGTTCCTCATGTTCAAGTCCTCTATAAAATTTAAAATCCTTATCCACTTGAGAGTATAATACTGTACCTGCTGAATCACCCACATCTGGGTTAAGATAAAGACAGAAGTTTACATGATTATCAGTATGAGGACAGAAGAAATATTCATGTCCTGGATGATCCTCAAGTAATCTAAATTGATTATACATCGATTGAGGGGGAAATATATCAGGAGCTTTAACTTGATATAGTTTAACTATCTCCTGAAATAAGATTGCTCTACCGTCATCCCATGAGTTATTAGCATAGTGCTGTCCATCATAAAATGATTTACCATTATGAGACTTAGGTGTTGATTCTTTATGAGACTTAATGGGAATACTTTTAAGATATTCATACACCTTATAAGGATGCTCGTACACATTCTCAATGAATAGTATACCACTATTCTTATAAGGAGTAATAGAAACCTTCCATTCCTTATTGAAATAAAAGTCTTCATTACAAAAGAACATCAGTTAACCATATAATGCTACGTTGTATACCTTACGAGTAGGTGGATACTTAGGCTTTGGTGGCCTAGTCACACTCATGTATATTCTTAGTAATGCGTCAGACTTCATGTTACAGAATAGAATGTGTATTTAAGAAAGAGTTCTTCACCCTTCTTAATTGGTTTAATAGTTCTCATATGATATATCTTACCCCACTCCATCTCTTCAAGATCTTTAGTGCAGTTAGGATCATCACTATGATTAACGAAACCACCAATAGGTGTTCTCATAATTTCTTCATCCACAACTACATGAGATATACCAAGATAAACATCATCAGGTATATCCTCCAAAGCAAACAAGCCCTGTCCAGCGACAGAGCTATCCTTTACGTGTAAACAGTTTGGTAACGCCTTATACATGATAATTTAATTAAATTAAGCCTCACTAATGGATCTACGATATACTTTAGTTAAATGCTGTTCGAGTTTAACATCATCAACACCAGCACGTCCTGCTAGTTTAATTGATGATACTGGATCTACTTCCCACATAGCATGAATTAAATACCTTATCTCACATGTTGTGAGCTCTACCATCGTAGATACTTTCTCATGCTTATCATTATCCATGAGAATAGATTGTTGGTTTTCATGCGTGAAATAGTCGCCACTCATACATTTTCCTCCAATTCAACAGGTGGGGGATCAAATGAATCTGATAACACAAGTGTTTCAAATTCGCTCCTAGAGACTGCCTCACCAGCAGGTACATCTCTAACATACTCAACATAAGATAGATCCATTTCAGCGTCATCTAACGCCTTCTGAATACCTTCTACAGAGTCACCATGTTCATGAATAAGTCTCTGTAAGAGATAGAAATCATCATGGGTGAGTTTAACATTAATCTCATCCATCTTAATAGCGTGAAGGAATCTTACTATACTCTGCAAGAGCTCGTTCATCAATAAATGGACGAGGGTTACTCATATTCTGTACGTGTTCAATAATTTGATCACGAATTTGTATAATCTCTTCAAAGCATTCTTGGTTATGTGCACATGATCTCAAATGATGATCAGGTTTGTACAATGACTCAAGAAGTATACCCTTGGCTCTATCCCACTTCTCATATGATGTGGGTGAATGCTCAAGAGAGTTCTGATCCTTCATACTCCTCCCTTTTTTGTTATTTAGAAATTGATTGTCTCTATTTTAAGACACAACCGCTACAATACGTGAATCTTTTATGATGTCTTTAGATTGTAGTAACGATTAGTTACTCGTACTCAAAGTAGATACCATGAATAGCATTGAATGATTCAATACTGAGATGCTCAGGATCATGAACCTCTGGTTCACCAGTCACTAAAAACTCAGCATCAAAATATTCAGCACTCACTCCATAACTATCACATGTTTCTAAGTACTGATGTGCATGGGTATCATTCATACCACATACATTAAAGCAATAGCTTAGATCTAATAATACTTGATCAATTGTTGAAATCATTGTGAATTCCTTCAGCGAGATCGGCTAATGCACCGAGTTTTTTTACGACTGTACGAGTGTTTACCCCATACGATGCTGCTGAGTGGTTAATCTTAGGATCTCGAACCGACATGAGGATATCGAGTAAGAAGTCCAACTCAGCAGCAGTGAGTTTACTCTTTAAACTAGTTTGCTCCATAGTCTACAATGTACTGTTCAATAGCTGCTAATAGCTCATCACCATTAACTGCTGCTTCTAGTTGATCGAAGATACTCATAGGGTTGTTCCCTTAACGACCTACTTACTATACATCAGAATCTGACCCTCGCAAGGGGGTGTGTGCCAGTTTGTTGAAGTGCACACACTTAGAACCGTCTCCAATGATCAAAGTGTATCATACCTGTATCAAAATCAGTGAGATCTGGGTTCAATACCAGTTTCACATCACCAGCAACTGACCTAATATATGTACCTGACCCTGAATCACCCTCAAAATAGTGATTTAGATTTGATGGGAAGACTACTAGATCACCTGCTGCAACTGAAATGGTGTAATTATTGGACGTTATGAAGTTTTGACTGCTTATTAATGTCTTCTCTTCACCCTTGGGATCCATCATACCCTCAGTATAGCAGTTTGGGTTGCATGGAGTATAAAATGATAGTGTTGCTTTAGGTGGTGCATGTAGATAGTATACGAATGATAGATCAGAACATGCGTGTGTATGCATGGTCATATTATCCTTAGCATTCACAATTGTGAACCATGCTTTCATTATATGTGGTGATAGTCTATCAGTTCTAATACCAGCACCATCAAGACACTCAATTATTTGACTAGAGATAGCAAAGAAGAAGTCATTAAGATCTTCCTCATGATGCAACAAACATTTATCTCTGGTCTCACCTGTAATACTACTATCACCAGGTAGATCTGGATCGAATTGAAACTCAGTCTTACTGTGTAACAAGTCATTCCAATTACCATCTATGCTACACTGGTAAATAGCAGTAGGAAACAATGGATGTATTTGATTATTAATCATGACAGTTGAATCGTATAGTAGTTATCTCGCTAATGCTAAGGATCTGCAAGTAGAAGCTAAGAATATCCTAGCAGTTGATCCAGATCAAAAGCTTACGTGGTGGTATGATTTCAATAGATCTCCACAAAATATAATAGAGAACTTCATATTCAAATCAGCAAGACAGCATAACCTATTTCATAGTTATGTTGGTGCTGAGTGGTGGATAAGAGAACATACAACCATCGAAAGTGATTGGAGATTCCATGTAGATATTGATTTAGATAGACGAGAGAAATGTAATGAAGTACATACAGCACCATTCTCTAGTGTAACATACTTATGTGATAGTGGTCAACCAACTGTATTAGTAGACCATTATAATGACTGGACTAATACAGACGGACATATTACTGGTGATAATAATTGGACATTCTGGGCTGCACCTAAGTTAGGTAAGCACATCAATTGGTCTATACCATACTTTCATGGAGTACCAGCAAACTTTGGATCTTTAATAGATGAGACTAGAATCACACTCATGTATAATGTATGGAGATGGAAACCATTTGAACCTGCATGTGTAGAATATAATCTACCATATGAAATATCACAAGGTGAAGCTTATATAACCGCAAAAAAAGATACTGAATTACCTTGGCTAGAACCACACGGTTATTTCAACTGTGAACTAGAAGGTTATCCAATATCTATGCAATATCATGGTTACTATCAACAACACAAGAGTTGGATGGTAACTCAATTAGCACCAAATAATATTGATACTACCCCACGTTTTCCCACGCAAGAGCACCAGACTCATTAAAGATACAAGCATAAACATAATGGTCTGCGTCAGGACAATTACTAGCTATAGGAAACCAATCCTCTGCATTTGATTGTGCTGTAGTTATACTACTGTATCTTAGAGTACCATAAGTACTATTCTTAAATTCTGATAACAGTGGATCAGACATGAATCCTTCATACCATGTCCAGATGGTATTAATCTTAGCTGTATCACCTGCAGCTTCTAATAGTCTTATCTTTGAAGCATCATACCATAGTACTGGTAATCCTATTGCTTTAGAATAATCGCTGAGTGTGTTTTGTAGTGCTTTATAGTCCATAGGAGTTATGTTAATCATCATAAGTTGATGAGTACTGTCTTATTAATTTATATCTTATCTGGTTAAAGTATGTAGTAGGGTCAATATCATGTGTCCATTTATTACTATCAATAGAAGTTAAACAATAGTATTGTAGATCCTGATAATCATATAACAACTCACGAATGAATACATCTTGTATTAGAGTTTGTAACCATGTAACACATACTCTTCTTTCTCCTTTAGTCACAGGTGTTACCTTGTGCCATAAATTTGGATCAAATAATATACATTCACCTTTGTTAAGTCTATAACTATATGTTTCAGATCCAAATCTAACCTGAAGATCACCACCATCGTATTCATCAGGACTATTGATTGCTGTTATCATCACATAATCTGATCTCAGATTCCTATTCATAATAGGCAGATCATTATGAAAATCATAGTGACCTCCATCACTCTCAGTATACTTAACAAACATTGGTCCTGTTGTTCTCTTCACACAGAGAGCTGATATAAAAGAAGACTTCCATAAATTGTCTTCCCATAACTCAATAGGACTATCATCATCCTTTAATTGTTGAGTTCTCTTTATTTTTCTGTTATCAGTACCAGTATTACTACCGTCTATAAATTCACCTTCATCAAAATATTTTTGGATATTATCACAAACGGCTGGATCCAGCCACATCATTTTACGAATCATATTTACAAACCTGCAGCAGCTTTAGCTTCATCTAATTTTTTCTGATCTTCTTCTATCTGAGCAATTAATATCTCGACAGGATCAGTCAAGTGTGATATAGATGGTACATTAAAATGTGGTGCAGGTCTTGAGAACTTCAACGCTAAATTAACATACTCATGCATTATATAATCCATAGAATCCATATCAGCAGTAGTACTTGATGCATCTGGTGGGAATTGAATGTACTGTTCATCAGTTGCTAGATACCCAACACCAGCATTATGAGGTTGGTAATGCTTTTTGTAGATAGCTGGATCAATAGGAATATTAATCTTAGCTAGCACATGTATACCACTCTCAAATGCATCAGGCAATTCTCTAACCTTTGCTCTATAAGTTTTCCACTGTACTTTCTCTTCAGCAGTAACAGGTGCATCTTCAAGCATTGTCCAATCAGATGTATGTAAGAAGAAATCTCTCCATGCTTTTATTCTTGTTAAGCTTAACCCACTCTCTCTTTCAATTATTCTATTAAACTTCTGATCTATATCATCTATCTGTACTGATAGTATAGCATCAAATGCTTCTTTTATCTTATCAACAAAATCCTTTGCTGTTGTTAAGTTTGGTTCATCAAATACATAATCCTTCCAGAAATACTCACCAGTAGTATGATTACGAACATACTTACTCTTGTTGCAAGTATATGATTCAGTTGGATTATCAAAGTACTTAAATGTCTGTAACCTATCCTTATCAGTACTCCATAAAGGATCTAAGATAGGAGCAATATAAGTAGTCCAATCAATATCTGATATTGTTTTGGTTGTAATACCACGAGTTATTACTCTGTTAGTACCACTAATAATTAATGAGTTATTATTGAGCGTAGACATTTTTATTATACGGGTTGTTGATAGAACCAGCCTGTTACAATATATTTAGTTCCTTTGAGAACCAAATTACCTCTATGAGTGTGTGTATAACCAGCAGGCCATATTACTATTGTTCCTGTGGTAGGTTTAATCCTTCTCTTTTGATAGAAGAACTCAGTCTCACCACCATCAAAATCTTCATTAAGATATATCATCCATGTAGCAGTTCTATTTGCTTCATTGTATGATCCATCTTCATGATGAAATACATGGTAACCACCTCCCTCTGGAGTCTGTTGCATCTTAACATGCCAAGACGTTAAAGGAACTGACCCCAGTGAATCATATACTGTACAATAATGGTTTAATGTAGACTGTAAGTATTGATTGACTTGAGCTGAAAGAGTACCACTTAAACAATCTAACATACATCCAAGATCATTACGACCTAATGTTCTTGTCTTGAACTGAGAGTTACCAGGCATAGCATGTGCTTCACCTGAATATGGATCGGTAAGAGGCATGTCTCTCTCATTATTAGTGATGAGTGCTTGCTGTTGCCAAGTGTGGAAGAAATTAATAAGATCGTTACAAAAAGCAGAGGGAACAAAGTTCTCCCATACTCCTATGAAATCATCAAACTGTCCTTTATCTCCCATTAAGGTCATGGGTACTATAGGTGTAACCATCTCACAATAGTTAGATGCACCCGATGATGTTATCGCCATAATTTAATTTACCAAGCTTTAATAAGATATTTTACTCTAAAGTATTTTAGCACAAGTGGAATAGGTGTGCGTGGAACAATACCAGCAGATACTGTTATTTGTTCAGCACCAGTCATTGTAAGTGTACCATCATTTACAGTCATTGCAGCTGCTGATGGTGTAACTGATAATGTTTTATCAATAAAGAATGATACTGCTTGACCATTTTCATTGTTTACATTTTCATTGACTTTGTTTTTACCATATACATTGGAATATGCATCACTGGTACCTGGATCAACGGAATCTTGAGGTGTTTTATCACCAGCATCAGTTGCAGGGTATGCCCTTCCAGGTCCCCACATGATTCGTACTCCTCCATCTCCTCCATTACCTGCAGTAGCTGTAGTGTCTGTACTAATAGCAGTATTATAACATGCTCCGCCTCCTCCGCCAACATCTCCACCATCAGTACCATTAAAATGTGTATATGTTGACGTAGATCCAACAGCATCTTGCGAGGTTGCGAACACAGTTCCAAGTCCACCACTAGCACTACTCAATTGCCATGCTATACCACCTGGATTATCATCAATTGAACTTCCAGCAGTACCAGTATTTGTTAGATTCCACGAAAATCTATATGTACCAGCAGCAACAGTACCAAGATCTATATTAGTATCAGCAGTACCATCTTGTATTGGACTGGTATTTTTCTTTACTCCATCCCAATAGACATCAGCAACATCATCAGCTTGAACCCTTATCCATAACTGTGTAGCACCAGTAAGAGTAACTAAACGCTGTCCAAATTGATTCTGATTTAGATATGGATCTGGAAGATGCTCATTTCCTGGTATAGGTCTACCCTTAGAAATACCATACTGCTGCATAAATGTAGACCAATAAGTATTGGTTGCATTTGTTGGATGCATTAATACCCAGTTATTATTATTCTGATAAGGTGCAGTTGAGTTTCCACCAGCAGTACCACCAGAACCACCTTGTCCACCATTCATAACACCACCTTCAGTGTTTTGGTCAATTGGACTACCTTGAACACCATTAGCTCCTTGTCCTTTTAATCCTACTCCACCACCTCCACATCCACCAGAGGGGAAATTTTGATGTGATCCAGCACCACCACCTCCACCTGATCCATCACCAGATACAATAGGTCCAGTACCACCAGAGGTATTACCTCCACCACCATCTCCAGAATATCCACCTGCACCACCGCCACCGCCGTATGTGGTACATTCACCTCCATTACCACCACCATCTCCAACAAAATCACCACCATTCCTAGATGTATATGAAGATCCTCCTTTACCTCCACCACCACCTTTACAAGTAGCAGCAGATATAAAATAACTATCATTACCTTCAGGCCATGTTGATGGATATTCTACATCTGTACCTTGACCACCAGCACCTACGACTACTGTGTAACTAGAGCCTGGTGCCACTACTATATTATTCTTATATCCTAGGCCCCCACCGCCTCCTCCTACCATTATTCCAGTACCACCAGCACCACCACCAACACATACAACACATATAGACGTTACACCAGCTGGTGCTGTCCAACTATGAGTACCTGGATCTGTAAATTCTACTTGACCAATAGCATCTGTTTGAGTTCCACTAGTAAATTCATGTGCATATGTTGGAGATATATCATAAGAATACTGTGCTAATGTACCTGCTCCAGGATCTATACCTCTTCTTGGTCTATATTCACAGAAATAATGTGAGTGTTCAGCAGCATATCCTCTATCTTCAGGAACCCACTGTTGAATTGGAGATCTATTGGTAACATAGTTTGGAGATCTATTATCATCCATAGCAAGACCCTTTTCATATGTCTGTGGTCCTGCTTCACTACCTAAAACTGTATGAGTATGTGGTGGTGGTCCACTTAATGTGTGTGGTTGTAAAGGTCCAATCTTTATAACTGCCTGACCAGACAATGTTCCTTTAACAAATCCTGTTACAGAACTATATCCAGTTACACGAACTGTCCCAAACCCATACTCCTCAAGTTGCCTAGCTCTGCTAATATACCATTCACCACCAGTCATACCCACTTCCATAGTAGATAAGTCTGGTGTCTGTGATCCAGCTCCATCAATACCATCAGGACCATTAACTCTCTTCATCCTCATGTCTGGTAACTTAAATGTACCAGTGAGTTGAGTGTTATCACCCCAATCTCTGAGGTCAACTAAAGTAGGAGCAGTTCCACCATACTTATTCTGTAATGCATCATACAATAAAGGGAAGTCAGCAATATTTAATTGTCTTCCATCACAATACAACCAACCAGGATATTGGTGCTCAACCTTTGATGCATTGGTAGAATCTCCATCATCATGTGCACCTACAAAGACAGACATGATAGCTCCAACAGGAGCACCATAGTCGTTACTCATGTCTGAATAATGATTTTTAAAGGATCCTCTTTCTCTAGGCATGTTAATACTTTATTAGAAATTCCATAACAATGTATGGTGAAACAATATCATCAAACTTATTTACACCAGAAGTACTTATGTTAACAGATGCTTCAAGACCATCTGGTCTCATAGTAGTAACTGCAGTAGTACAAGTATAATCAGTATCACCTATCTCTCTATCAATAATATGAGAGTGTTGTGTAGCATCAAGTGTGTCTGATCCTGGGGGAACTCCACAGGTTTCTTCGACATTCCTCGCAGTAGGATATACTGGATCTGCTACCTTATCATTAACAGTATCATATGGTCTTTGTAAACCAACATTTATACCAGGTGTAGGTGCAGTGTTAGGCCATGATGTTGCTGTAACTACATCACTACCAGATATTGTTTTATCTGGAGTCCAATTACTAGCAGCAATATTTTGAGGTGGATTAGCTGTTGACATCGGGGGTATTAGAGTTAAATTAGCACCATTCTCATGAGAATACCCTAAAAAATGATTTTTGAAAGATGCACAGTTACCACCATTACAAACACCTGGTCCACTTTTACCATATGTACTACCTAGAACATTCTGCCAATAATGTCTAGCAACTTCATTACACAGTCCACCATAGGTCTCACCAGATTCAGCAGTAAGGTTAACATCAGCCGCCGACAAATAATATGGTGTAGATCTATTAGGAAACTCAGCACTCTCTTTCACTGCGACTCTAGTACCACCAGAAAAATGCCCATGTGATCCTATAGCACCTGCAGGTACTGATGTAGTCTCAGTAGTAGTTGGAAGTGTCCAACCTATTGAACCAATCATATCAAAAGTCTGTGGTGGTATTGTAAATGCACCATTAAATCCTATGTTAGCAGTGTTACCAACATTAGAAAACATTTCAACACCAACACCTGCTTTCTGTATAGTTGTTGCATTTTCTCCAGTACCAACAACCTTATTAATATTTCTATATGATCCTACGTTAGATGATGAAGCAGCTTCTATATGTTTTGATCCTAAATCAGGAACCTGAAACTGAGTTTCAGCAAGAGCTTGATCAGATTTTTTATACAATGATGTTTCACCAACTCCAAGGATCCTTGCAAGCTCTGGGTAATCTCTCTCATCGTAAACAGAACCATCACATCTCAAGTAACCTGCTGGTAACTTGTCTATAATCTGTGCGAAATTAGGATCATTATCAGGGATACTAACACCCCAGTTAATAATAGTACCAGGTGCATTACCTAACTTAGATCTCTCTTTCTGTAGAAACTTCATTAATATGCCCTAATAAGATACATCATACTAATTGCTGGAGTCTTTACATCCACATTAATATTTAGTGCGGATGGTAGATTCTGTGGTGCAACTGATGTAGGTTGACCAGACAATGTACTATCAATTTGTATATCATTAACAGCTACAATCGTAGGTGGTTTAAGGAAACCAGCATTCATTGTAAGCTGGAATGAATAGTGAGTATGAGACTGCTGATTTGAATGATATTCAAGAGCATGATTCAAAGCAACTGGAAATGTTTTAGATGTTCCTTCATCAGCAGGATTGAATAAATTATTAGCAATATTATCTCCTTCACCCTGATAAGCATACCAGTTCTTACTATTCATATTCGATTCCCTTTCATTACAGTTATATGTTGAGTTAACATTACTGTAAGTAGCACCTAAAGGTCTAGGCATAGGACCAGTCCATACTGGTTGTGGGTTGTATGTACCAACACCACCAGTATTATTAGGATTGAGTCGTGGTCTACTCATATCAACTATAGTTTGATTTGCAATAAATCTTGTTACCAAAGCAACTCCTTGATTACCACCAACAGTATCAGGACTACCATCACTAGGTGGTTCTGATGAGACCAACGTCTTTTGCTTAGAATTACCTTCTACATTAGTAATAACCTTTGGACACTGAAAGCTTTCAAAAAATCCACCATCATCAAGAACGTATCTATATCCAGTACCTTGGTTACCAATAACAGTAGGATTACCATGTGTATGAGGTGGCATATGATCCTTACTTAACTTTCTAGGTAAGCTATGGAATGTCTTAAAATAATTTGGTGGGTTTACTGAGAAATTTCTAATCTGTCCAGTTAAACTACTAGAATCTGTAATAGTGAAATTTATATCAGAGTTAGCATTATATGATGTACCTGGACTAACACCAGATCCATCACCTTCAATTAATTTATTAGTATTAGTTCCTGTTGGTGTTAAGACATCTGGTACTGATGGTAGAGTCCAATCTACCTTTAATATTAAGGGGTCTGTTCCTGAAGGAAGTGAGGTAGCAGGTATAGTTATTGAATCACCAGCAGTATATCCACCACCAGCATCAACTATCTTAGTTACTCCAGCTCTACCTTGAGCATCTACATCAATAGTTACTTGACAACCAGTTCCACCACTAGGAGAACTTAAAGTAAAATTATATGTTGAGGCAGTTCTTCCCTCATCTACTTCACCGTTAGTAATAGTCATACCACCAACAGCACCACTCTGATATGTCTGGCCAGCCTGCAATGCAGCAACACTAACATAATCTTCTTCGTAGTCTGCTAATAATCTAGTATTTAACTGAGGTAAAGCAAACGTATCTCCAGTTATATAATTTGGATATGTCCTATTATTAAGACCATTGGTAGGTCCATAAGTATTACCCAAAATAGAAGCCAATACTGGAAAATTCATAGCTTCTAATACTTGACCATTACAAGCTAACCATCCTTTTGGTATTGTACCTTGATCTCCCGACCAAGGAAGGATCGTGCCTATTGCCGATCCTCTCATCTTTTTCTCTGCTTCGTACTGTTTCATTGATTATAACTCCACGAGCCACCATCCTCTGTAATTGGATGGTATAGTTCCTGTTTCTGTTCCATCTTTTGCTCCAGCGAATACGAACCCAAATCCAGCATTTCTAGTCTGGACAATCATTTCACCACCACCATATGCACTAGCAAGACCACCAGCAAGTGTTCCAGTAGCATCACCTTGCATTTGTACACCAACTGGTGCACGAACGATTAATGATGTAGAGTATGATAGATTACCTCCTAGGTCAATCATTCTAATCATATCACCAGTTTCTGCATCATCTGGTAACGTAAATATTGCTGTAGCAGCAATAGCAACAAAGTAATTCTTACCAGTTTCAAGTGTTGCGTCAGAAGATTTGAACTCCCAGTTAAGTCCACCATTCTTACCCCAGTATCTATTAACACCAAATGCATCAATAGCAGCATCCTGACGTATTCTGAATAGTCTATCACTAGCGTTACCAAGACCATTAATTTCTAATGCCTTAGTATTATCTGCTGATGTACGTGCCTGAGAAAGACTGTTAATAGTAACTTGACCACCATTAACTGTTAGATCACCAGTACCGATTGCAGATCCAGCAACACCAATGCGTGTATCACCAGTCTGTGCATCTACATGCAACTTAGCAGTAGAAGCATCACCGAATTGAATTCCAGTAGTACCACTGAATACAGAGAAGTCATCATCTATTTGTAAGTGACCAGAGATCTCAAGATTACCAGTATCTACCTGCAAGTAAGCAGACATCTTCGCATCGTCAGAAGAACCTACTGTACCATCATTCTGTACTCTTAAGTTACCAGCTATCCACTGATTACCTCCCTTATCTATGATTGCTTTAGGAGCAGCCTCAGTACCAATACCAACGACTGTGAACTTACCATCACTATCGATAGTTAGTCTAGTATTAGAAGTTGGTTGACCATTAATAATCCTAAACTGATTATCAGTAGAATTAGTTGATGCATCACCTGTTAGATTAATACTAAAGTCTTGAGTACCAAGTATAGTAGAATCTACACCACCAAAGACAGAATCAATTACGAAACGATCTTGCTGTGCACCATTATTAACACTAAACTTCTCAGCATTAGTATCATTAACAGCAGTAATCCTAACAAATTCACCAGTACATGTAGGTGTATTAGCACCATTTAATCTTAGGTAATCACCAACCTTAAACTGTCCACCAAACTCAGCAAGTGATACAAGATCAGCACTAAAGTTGAGGATAGCAGATCCAATACTACCTGATATTGGAACAGCACCACCACCAGGAGAAAGAGATAGATTAAATCTCGTCTTATTATTACCAGTATCATTAACTGCGTTTACAATGAAGTAAGTGTCTGTAGTAGTAACTCCTATAATACTACCAACATTGCTGAACTTAACTGCGTCACCTGTTCCTAAGTCATTAAGAGGAACTTCAAGTGTATCCGCATTGTTTACAAGATTAGATAAAGTAGGAGTTGTAGAAGTCTGTGGTACTCTACCAATTAGGTGAGTAGCAGCATTAGATCTCTCAAGCTTGTATATAACAGCATTATCTGCATGTATTGCTACAGTTGTGCAATCTATACCTCTATTAACTGGAACTATCCTTGTATTAGCATCAGGACCAGGTGAGACAACCTCAACCAATTCTGTTCCTATGATAAGGATATCACCAATTGCTATTCCTCTGACGTTATTAACTGGTAGTCTATTATATTCAGCATCACCTGAATTAGCTGTCCATTGAGTTGTACCAGTACCAGTATCAACTAAGGTATTCTGTAATGTAATACCAGTAGATGTTCCAGGAGTACCACCAACCTGTACAGGTGATCCACCTTCAGATGTAGCAACCTGGAATGAACTACCAGTACTATTAATAACCCAGTATGGTGTACTTGTACTAATACCACCACCAGAAAGACCAGTAATATCAGTAAATCTAACTACATTACCATTTAAGAAATAGTTCTCATTTACAGAAATAACTCCATTAGCTGCAACACTAGTAATAACTTGGAAACTATCAATATCTTCAACATATTTGTAGAAGTCAACATTGAGGTTTTGTAAACTACCAGGAGCATGAGCTATCTGTGCTGTATTGAGTTGTTGTCTATCAACTGTAACAGTTCCACTGTTAGATCCACCATGCATGGTTACATCACCATACATGTCTGTATCACCATTAACTTGTAAAGAGTTTCTAACCTCTGTAGTACCAGCAACACCACCGATAGCAAACTGTGATGCTCTAGTTGCAAAGTTTACAATAGAACCAGCACCAGCTCTAGTGAATAGATTGATAGTCTGTGAATTAGACTGTAGATCACCACCATTAACATCTAAGTCACCATCAAGTATGGTCTGAGCATTCTTAATTGTGAATGTAGAGTTAGCAGTATTACTAAACGCACCACCAAATGTAAGTACTGACTTATTTGTAGCACCATCAGCAACAGTACCAACATTGACTGTTGAATCAGTAGATGATGTGTGTATATTTAATGTTGTATCAGTAGATGATGTACCAACATTGATTGTCTGAGCTGCTGTTGCATCCTCAAAGAGGTTTACAGTAGTCGCAAGACCACCAACATTTAATGTGGTTGCATTAGTATCAAGGACATTAAAGGTTGTTGCATTAGTAGTAATACTTCCACCATCAATGTTTACATTACCATCTATGTCTGCGTTAGCAATATCATTACCAACACTTACTAAGTGTAATGCATTTGTTTCACCAGATCCTACCTTGATAGTAACTGTAGAATCTAAATCATCATCAGTTGCATTAATACCAACTCTTGTTTCTAGAGTAGAAACTCTAAGTGTTGCTAAGTTATCTGATACTATTGAATCTCCACCAACTATCAATGCATCCTTGAGACCAGTCTCAGTCTTAGTTGTAGTTGCTTCAGTAGTATAGCTATTGATCGCCTTACCACTAATGAATGTATTACCAACAACATCCAAGTTTGCTCTTGGTTCTTGCTGATTGTAAACTGTACCACTAGCAGTGTATGTTAGGAATCCATGCTCATGAGCATTATGAGCAGTACGAGCAATGGTGTTAATACCAAGCTTGTACTTACCAATTGTGCCTGTTTCAGTTCTAATTGCTTCAGAACCTATTACACCAGTCTCTTTCCAATTCTCATCAGATCTTTCAAGAATAACACTTGACTCAGTAGCCCAAGTAAATGTAGTTGTAGGGATGGAATTGTTAACAACAAACTCACAGAACCCATCATCTGCACCTGTTTGATCTGCCTTGGTAATTATCCACTTACCGTTAACACGTGGATCGGAGAACCCTTTAATAAGGATTGTCTTACCTACACCAATATTAATACCATTATCACCATTAGTAAATGCACCAGACCAATGAAGTTGAACAGTATTACTACCGTTAGCCAAAAGCTGAAGAACAGATGTGTTTGGTATTATTGAGTAGTAGTTAGCATATATCCAAGCAAGAGAACCACTCTGCTCAATTGACTTACCCTTATAAAGAATATCACCTGCTTGTGCATTAGCATCTACATCAGAAGAATTGTAATATCTTACAAACTGCTCAGGACTAAATGTTGTTGACTGATCAGGTGTTCTGTTGCTAGGCTCATTCTCACTAAATGAGAAGTTTGTACGTATACTATACTCTTGACCTGGGAATAGTCCTGTACCTCGACCTTTTATGTGATAAACAGCCGTGGAAATTTTATTCCTACTAAGGGTCATATCACCCTTATTTCTATCAGACCAATTACCCCTAGTTAATGTATTATCTTCTCCACCACCATCACTTCTTGGGTTAGAAAGAATGGTAAGAGCAGGTGATTCAGTTGGTGGTTGAGTACTAATAATTACTCTGTTATTAAAGTAACCAATACCTTCAACAGTAATCTTATCCTTAAATGTAACAGGAGTATCAAATGATGTTA